TCCTTACGGTATCGAGAAAGTTATTCAGGGAGCCAAGACGGAGTCCGTCCCGTTAGGAGAGCTGAAGAAACTTTCCGAAGAGCGTTGTCTTTTATTCGACGAAGTTCTCATGCAGTTCACGATGGGTAATTGCATCACTCTCGAAGACACCAATGGAAACCGTAAGCTTCTCAAGAAGCGTCGTGACGCCAAGATCGACTCCGTGGCCGCGATGCTTGACGCCTTTGTGGCGTTTAAGCTTAACAAGGAGGCGTTCGAATGATTGATTACCTTTCGCACCATGGCGTCAAAGGTATGAGATGGGGTGTTCGCAAAGATAAAGATAAAGCTCATCGACAAAGAGCAATGGCGGGGTATGTTAAAGTAGCCCAACGTATTCAAGATGTCGAGAAAGTGGTCGACACTAAAAGCTCTAAAGCGGTGAAGCTAAAGGCTGGGAGTACTCTATACAGAACCCATAGGGGTAAAGAAGGTAAGAAGCTTGGCGACCATTCATACTTCAGCACTAACAATGTAGATGCTGCTCAGTATCGCGGCATCATGCCTTCGATGCGTGAGGGTGTCGGCCTAAAGAAGTATAGTAAAAAATGGGTTGAGTCTACATATAAGACCACTAAAGATCTAAAAGCTCCTTCGGCGAAAGAGTCATATGAGATCTTTAACAAGGTCATGAACGAACCCGTTATGCATGTCGGTCGAAAGAAACAAGCGATTCTCGGGAAGGAATACATCAATTCGATGTATTATCCGCAGGTTGCCACGAACGATGTGTATACTAAGTTCTTGGCTGCTCAATTTCTGAAGAACCATTTCAATGACACATACATCAATGAAGTCAAGAATCGCGGTTACAACGCCCTTCAAGACTTTAACGATGCTAAAGGCGTTAGTAAATCTCCGATTGTGGCGTTGGACCCTGATGGTTCTGTTCGGGAAGTCGGGCGTAAGGCACTGTCTGCTTGGGACATTAACGAGTCCCAGAAGAATCTCAAAGCATTTCGATAACCAGAGGAGGGCTAAACGAATTGGCTGATACCTTCGGCACCAGGTTAGCCCATGCCTGGAACGCATTCACGGGCCGGGAGAACCCTAAGGAATACTGGACCTCTGGACCGGTAACCACCATGCGACCGTCTTCGGTAACTAGGCGGCTTCTTCCGAACGACAAATCACTAATCAAGACGATCTATAACCAGATTGCGATTGATGTCTCTTCTGTAAACTTCCGCCATGTTCGAGTCGATCAAAATGGTAGATTTAAAGAAGAGATGCGATCTGACTTGAATGAATGTCTTAGCGTTGCTCCTAATCTCGATCAGACGATTCGACCATTCATCCAAAGTATGGTCCTCAGTCTCTTCGATGAGGGTGCAGTTGCTCTAGTCCCGGTCGACACCACGTTGAATCCTCGGGAAACCGAGTCTTTCGACATTCGATCTATGCGGGTTGGTCGCGTTGTTGATTGGCGGCCTCGGCATGTAACCGTCGAGGTATACAACGACGAAGACGGACAGAAGCATGAGATTCTCATGCCTAAGAAGTCCGTTGCGATCATCGAGAATCCTATGGCTGACGTTATGAACGGGCCTAACTCGACAATCTCGAGACTTCAGCGAAAGCTCTCGATCCTGGATTCGATCGATGAAGCCGCCGGGAAGGGTAAGTTGGATCTCATCATCCAGCTGCCCTACGTCATCAAGTCTGAAGCTCGTCAGGAGCAGGCGAAGAAACGTCAAGCGATGATCGATGAGCAGTTGAATAACTCTCCTCATGGCATCGTTTACACCGACGGCACTGAGAAGATTACTCAGCTTAATCGTCCCGCCGAGAATAATCTTCTGGATCAGATTAAGTTCCTTAACGAGGAGCTTTACAATCGGCTCGGAATGCCGGCGGACGTCTTCCAGGGTAAGGCGACCGAAGAGATGATGCTCAACTATTGGAATCGCTGCGTCGAGCCAATCGTTGCTGCTATTGCTGATTCAATGAACCGAACGTTCCTGACTAAGACTGCTCGGACTCAGGGACAGCGGGTAATCTATCAGCGAGACGTGTTCCGTAACACTACGATCACTGGACTTGCGAATGTCGCCGACATTCTAATTCGTAACCAGGTTCTGACCGGTAATGAACTGCGTCCGGTGTTTGGATTCCCGCAGTCGGACGAGCCTATCGCCGACCAGCTCGGCAATCCCAACGTCAATCAGCTCGACTCGTATGGAGGCAACAGCTATCCAGAGTATACTGATCCGACATACTACGATGAACAGGAGGAGTAGTCAAAATGGGAGTTTCGAAGCACGACTTCGACTTTAGTGGCTACGCTACTCGAAACGACCTGCGCTGCTCTGATGGGCGAACTATCCGTTCCGACGCATTCGTTGATAACGATGGCGGAATCGTCCCGCTCGTTTGGCAGCACGGTCACGATTCGCCCGATAACGTTCTCGGACACGCTAAGCTCGAGAATCGTAAGGATGGCGTATACTGCTACGGCAAGTTTAACAAGAGCGAATACGCAGTAACCGCGAAGGAGCTTGTAGAGCACGGCGATGTGACTAGTCTGTCAATCTTCGCCAATAAGTTGACTCAGCGAGGTGGGGACGTTCTTCACGGAAACATCGTCGAGGTGAGTCTTGTTCTTTCGGGCGCCAACCCCGGGGCTCGAATCGACAACGTATCACTTCAGCATTCGGACGGGTCCGTTGAGGAGCTTGACGAAGCAATTATCCATACAGGCCTTTCTCTGAGTCACGGAGATGAGCCAGAAGAGAATAACTCCAAGGAGAACGAAGTGGCTGATTCCGAAGAGACTGTGGCCGACGTCCTCGAGACCCTCACAGACAAGCAGAAGGATGCTGTCTATTACGTGATTGGTCAGGCACTCGAGGAGGCCGCCGATAACAACAACGACAGCGACAACAACGACAGCGAGGAAGACGAGGCTATGCACTCTAACATCTTCGAGAACGAGAAGACCATGACTGGTACCGACAATGAGTATGCTCTCGCTCACTCCGCAGTTGAGGATGCTCTGAACGACGCTCGGTCTCACAACCTTAGCTCCTTCAAGGACGCGTTCCTTGCCCACGCCGGAACCTACGGTATCGATAACATCGATATTCTGTTCCCCGACGCTCGGGCAGTCACCGATGAGCCCACCTTCATCAAGCGTCGGACCGATTGGGTCGCCAAGGTTCTTGACGATGCCAAGCACTCACCGTTCTCCCGGATCAAGTCCATTCACGCGGACATCACCGATGACAAGGCTCGTGCTCTTGGTTATGTCAAGGGCAATAAGAAGAAGGAGGAGGTGTTCAAGCTCCTCAAGCGAGTGACGACGCCTACCACCATCTACAAGAAGCAGAAGTTCGACCGTGATGACCTTATCGACATCACTGACCTGAACGTCATCGCCTGGGTCAAGAAGGAGATGCGTCTCATGCTTGATGAGGAGCTCGCTCGCGCGGCTCTGATCGGCGATGGTCGCGACATCTCCTCCCAGGACAAGATCAACGAGGAGAATATCCGTCCTATCTGGAAGGACGACGAGCTCTACTCCATTAAGGTCATCCTCGATAAGAAGGTTGTCGGCGAGGATCTGGTCGACGCGTTTGTCAAGGCCTTTGCTGACTACGAGGGTACTGGAACTCCCACCCTCTTCACGACTCAGACTGTTGTTACCGAACTTCTCCTGCTGAAGGATAAGATTGGCCGCCGCCTCTACGAGACCAAGGCCTCTCTGGCTTCGGCTCTGGGAGTTTCCGACATCGTCGAGGTTCCCGTCATGAAGGGTGCCGCTCGAGACACCAAGAAGAACGGTAAGGTCGATCTTATCGGTATCATCGTCAACGTCGCCGATTACACGATCGGCGCAGACAAGGGCGGCGAGGTCAACATGTTCGATGACTTTGACATCGACTTCAACCAGTTCAAGTACCTGCTTGAGACTCGTTGCTCTGGTGCTCTGACCCAGCCGAAGACCGCCATCGTCATCGAGCGTAAGCAGACTGACACTCCGGTCATCCCCGAGGTCTGATAGGTCAAAATGGCACGTTTCGCAGGGAGTGTGGGGTTCGTCACATACGAAGAGACGAGCCCCGGGGTCTATGAAGAGAAGATTGACGAACGCTTCTTCATCGGCGATGTACTCCGGGGGCAGCGAAACTTGCGATCTGATGAAGATAATGTGCACGGGCGTCTTAACGTAAATAACAGCATTAGCATTATTGCGGACAACAGCGCCATTCAGGACATGTTCAACATCAGGTATGTGGTTTGGATGGGGTATCGTTTCATCGTCACAAATGTCGAGATTCGATACCCCCGAGTGATCCTCACGATCGGAGGCATATATAATGGGCCTCCGAACTGATCTCCAAAAACTCTTAGAGGAAATTGCGGGCAATAGGGAGGTCTATTTTCAAGCGCCTCCCCGTTTGGCCGGATCAGTTCCCTACGTGGTTTACGAACTAGAGGATCGTAATACTCGCCATGCGGATAACATTCCGTATCGCCACATTAAGCGGTACTCGGTCACTGTTATATACAGAAATCCCGACGACCCGCTTCCTGACAAGATCGCGGATCTTCCAGGGTGTACTACAGACCGAATGTTCGTCGCCAACGGTCTCTACCATCAAGTTTTCAGACTCTATTACTAGGAGATAGAATGGCAGTCATCGAGTGGGACAAGATTGGGGAGCACCGGTATGAGTCCGGTGTCGACCATGGCGTCCTGTTTGTCTGGGACAAGTCTAAGAAGTCCTACGGAAAGGGCGTCGCTTGGAACGGCCTTACCAAGGTCACCGAGAAGCCTTCAGGCGCTGAGGGTAACAAGAAGTACGCGGACAACATCGCGTACCTGAACATGGTCTCCGCGGAGGAGTTCGCAGCCACCATCGAGGCGTACACCTACCCGGACGAGTTCCTCGCCTGCGACGGTGTCTCTACGCCCAAGAAGGGCCTCCAGGTCGGACAGCAGGAGCGCGCGTCTTTCGCCATGTCTTACCGCACCAAGGTTGGTAACGACACCGATGGTCAGGACGCGGACTACAAGATTCACCTGGTCTACGGGCTTCTCGCCGCCCCTTCCGAGAAGGGATACGAGTCCATCAACGACTCCCCCGAGCCCATTGCATTCTCGTGGGAGGCCAAGTCCACACCGGTTCCTCTCGCTGGGTTCAACCCGGTCTCGTCCATCACGCTTCTCGCGTCCGAGTTCCAGGCAGCGGATCTCAAGAAGATCACCGACAAGATCTATGGAACCGCTTCCGAGGACTCGAAGCTCCTCCTCCCCGATGAGGTCTTCGCGACCCTCGGTATCACCGGCCAGGTCGGTCCGTGATCTAGATTAGGATAGTCCCGTGCTTACGTTAACAATTGATTCGATCGAATTCTACAACGAAGAGACTGAAACTTTTGAGTATCGTGGGGGCGGGACTATCCACCTCGAGCATAGCTTGTTGTCTATGTCAAAATGGGAGTCTGAGTGGAAACGAGCGTTTCTACACTACCCTCCCGAAACCATGGACGAAGTGATCTACTACATCCGTTGTATGTCTCTGGACGGAGAAATTTCCGACGACCTGATTTTAGGTATAACACCTAAACATATAGAGCAGGTCTTCTCCTACATGACGGATACGAGAACCGCTTCGACGATTAAAACTCGTCCGGGTAAAGAAAAAGAGAGCCCCGAATTAACCACCACGGAGTTAATCTACTATTGGCTTGTCGCTCTCGATATTCCTTTCTCGTGTGAGACTTGGAACATAAATCGTTTGTTGATGCTTATCCGAATTAACAACATCAAGAACGAGCAAGCCAATCCTAACGCGCCGAAGCGCCCCATGGACGAAATTTCTAGAGACTATCGTGCTGAGAACGAACGTCGCCGAGCGATGTATGGAACGAAAGGATAGAGTATGAGTTCCGCAGAAGAGTACCCTGAGGAGGCTTTCGCGCCTCAGGTCCATATCGGTACCGATCCCATGGAGGATGCCGGTATTCATGTCTCTCAGACTACGGAGGTAATGCAGTGAGCGTCGCACAGCAGGTTCTAGCTCGAGCAGCCGCAAGGATCGGTTATTACGCTCCCGACGACCCGGAGCCCGGCTCTGAAGCCGGTCGCTATTGGGCCAACAAGACCGGGCAGCAGTGGCTTGCCGGACCTTCTGACAGCATCTGGTGGTGTATGCTGTTTGTCTCGATGTGCTTGGACGAGTGTGGCCAGATCGATGCGATTGGTGGATTCTCCTTCAACACCGACTACACCGTCAACAAGGTCCGGCAGCATCCTGATGCATACTTCGTGTCGGTTTACGACGCCCAGCCTGGTGACATCCTTATTTTCAATTGGGACGGTGGCGGTACTGACCACGTCGGGTTTGTTGAGAAGAACCTCGGCGGCGGGACGCTCC